TACTCAGTAGTTGAGAGTCGTGTATGGGTTAATGGGGTTGTTGGGTTGCGGGTTGAGGTTAAGTAGAGGTAAGCCCCTAGTTTTTGCTAGGGGGTTTTGTTTACGCGGTAACGGGCTCTCTATTTCCCATCTTTGCCATTCTGTAAATCACATCGGCTTCACTACTACTAAGGCCCCTGCTTATTAATTCAGACCTAGACATCCCGGTAACGTCAATCTTATCCCCGTTGATTTCAATAATCATACGATACTCCCATAAATTAGTTTTGCTATGTAAACCTCACCTGTGCTATCACACGAAAGCTCTGCTCGAAATGGGTGGTTAAACTCAACGGTTCCGGTTCCACCATTTATTGTAGCTCCGGAGTTGACTGTTAATCTAGTCGTGTACCCGGATTCAACACCTGTTATAACCTTTGTCGTACCTACTAACATGTCTCCAGGGGATATTTCAAAATTAGTGTTTGCTGTCCTTACTAGGTTGATCTCTCTGTGAAGGTATGATGCTAGTTGTAGCGTAAACGTGGTTCCTGATACGTCTACACTAGAATTAACATCCCCTGCGTTTACTGGCATTGCAGCATTTGAATCTGAGATGACCAGGTTTCCCATGTTATACGTTGGGCTTGTAATGAATTTCTTTATATCCACTAGATTATTTTTAGTGAATGAGAACTTGGAAAGTTCCGATGGATTCGTTACACTTATTACAGATTGAAAGCTACTCTCATTAGTTATATGAAGTCTCTCAACGTTCAAACGGCCTATGTCAGTAACGCTAGTTTCACTCCTAGGGGTAAGCCTAAAGAAAGGCGGCGTGTTCATCTTTAAATCTTTAATGTTAAGGCAATCACCGCTATTCGCGCTCTCTAAAACTATCGTACCGCCGATAGAGTCTGTACCTACTTCGAGCTGATCGAACGATATTACGTTTTGAACCTTTACGTTAGCAACACTATTCAATCGAATCCATTGTTCCATTCTGTGGATTCCGGTGAACGTTATATTGTGAGCTGGAGACCCTTCAACCTGCCTAGAGAAGAAGAAATCTAAATCATACCCTGCGTTGTCATTACATCGCCCAGAGTTAAGCGTAACCTCTAACTGCTCTGTAGATGTGTCGGGTTCAAAGTCTATACCGGATTGGGGGTTAGTACCGCTTATATGCTCAAAGTGGTAATTATTAATGACAATTCCCTTACCACGTATGATAGACATACCTTGCCTGCGAGAGTAAGCGCCATATGGATTATTAAATGTCACTCCACCAACGTCAGACACGATTACAAAGCTATCACCCCAACATTTAGTAATTTTAGGGTTGTTTACAACTCCATTACCTCCTTTAAAGTCGACACGCAACCCATAACCCCACTCACCCGTAGTACCTGTATGAGTATCCCTGTCACCCTCAATTACAGGATTATCAATAACAAAACCTTCGGATTCAAGTAGTAGTACACAATAACGTTCTACACTGGTTGGTATTGAAGTGAGCTTTCCATTTGGGCCAAATTCTATACGGGAATTATCTCTGGTTATTAAGCCGTGAACATGGACGGTTGAGCCATCATTACCTGTCGTACTTCTTACGGGGTCTATCAGGTAGTTAAAGTCAATATGAACTGGATAGCCATTAGTAGAGCCGAAATCAATTGCATTCTGAACATTTACGGTACTTTCAGTGTTAGGTGTCGCACCAAAGACCCTGGGATCAATAAATCCTGTAACTGATGGGTGTCCATAGATATCAAATAAGCTCTTAACCTCATGCCCAGTCGCCACACTGCCCTGTTCAAGCTTCACAGAACCAAGTGGCGTAGGGTTTGTCGCGGCATCTTCAAGCGCATCGATGCCAACCGTAACGCGATACTCATCACCAACCAACGCAAATGACACACCACGCGTGCGAGGTTTTCCGTCAAAGTCAGCCACACTAGCGACAAATTCAGTGATGTTTTCTAATGCGCCAGTATTTGGCACTGCCATGTAAAAGTCACCACCACTAAACGACACGCGGCCATCAATGTAGGTTAGGTTTAAGATGCCCGTAGTTTCATTGGCAAATACACCAGAGAAGATCTCATAACCCGGCGGGTAACTTGTTGGTGTTGCACTTGGTGCCGGTTGGCTATCATCAGGCGATGCAATAATAAAGTTATGGTTAGATAGCAGGTTCGCGCCATTACTTAGCGCTGCTTTGTAAGCGTTAAACATCTGGGAGTTTTGCGGAGTATCGACAACGCCGTTGTAATCAAAACCGGCAGCGTTCATCATAGCTTCTTGCAAGGCAAGTTGCTCATTTCGGTCTAGCGCTTTAAGTGGCGATCCGTTGTTGGTTGTCGAAGGATTGTTATCCTTAAACTTACTATCCTTGTAATTCGGATCGGCCTCAGTTGCGCCTGGGTACTTCTCATTCGGTGACAAAGACATTGCTATTCCTCAGTTTAGCCAAGGAATAGCAGTGAGAGCGCTATTCCATTGACGGTTCGTCTTGATATGGCGACACAAGATCGCGTGTATTCACATAGTATACATCAAGTTGACCGAGGGCGAAAAACTCAACCTTAGCGGTGACGCCAATATCAAACGCAGTCACTTCCTTTAATTCTTGCGTAGTGGTGCATGAATTGTTGACCTCTGCGCGCTGCACTTCGAGCACTGGCTCATTGATTAGCATGCGCTCTGCATAATTGAGGGTAGTGAGCGTTTTACATGCTACGGAGCTTGGTGCTAGGTGCATGTTTGGGGCGGCAATGGCGCATGTACCAACACTAAGTAATAGCGCGGTTAGCGCGGCCTTTTTAAAGTGATTCATAACTTGTCCTGTTAATTGTTAATTGATTTCTTAATCCATTGGATATCTGTCTCAATTGATCCGATCTTTCCTGAGTTGCTAGAGGTATCTTTACGCATACCTTTCATTTCGTTTAGTATCTGATTTGAGATCTCTTGCTGCTTTTCTTGTCCGTCAATTACAAGCTTTTCATATGTGTTAAGCCTACTCTCAATGACAGCAACCTTGGCAACCTCTGGCTGCATCTCTGCGATATCTTCGCTATTACTTTGTATCTGTTTATCTTGCTGCCCTGCGTAGAATGCGGCGCTGGCAAAGCTCACGCATCCAGCAGTTACGACAGCAATGGCTACTTGTTGTAGTGGGGTAGACATGTTTTAAAGCCCTGATTTGGTTGAATGGTTTCAGTATATCAAAAACAGGGCGATTGGTTTTAGGTGTTAACTTTCAATTTCTCAAGAAAAGCGCCTGCCTCGCCAATAGTTTGATAGTCGTGCCACTCTGGCTCATCTAGGTCGGTGCTGCGAATATTGCCTCTTAGCGTATCGTTTTTGAATTGAGCCAAATATATAGACTCGTCAACCAAGTTTTTTAGGTGCTTTACCAGATCAGCGTTATCTTCAGCAAGCTCCTTACACTTCTCATTCAGCTCATTCATAGTTTGAGTTTGCGCCTCAACCAACTCTCTAAACGCGTCTAGTGATTCTCGCTGTTGGCTCAGCAACTCTTTTAGGTTCGTTATAGCGCCCTCATCCGCATCCATCTGCCCCTCAATCATATCAGCAAGGTAGTTAACTTGTTCGCTATCAAACTCGCTAACCTCGCATCCGGAAACTCGCTCAAACAAAGTTACAAGTTGCCCTCTATATATCTCGATCCCCTGCTGAAGCTCATAAATTAAAGCGTCTGTTTCTGTGTAGTTATCTGGAGCAAACATCACACACCCACCTTCATATAAGCCGTTACCAATTCATTAAGCACATCATCGTGCGTTATCTTGCGAGCCTTTTCACCATTAGCTATTAAGTTCTCATGGTTAATCTTCTTAACCAGATATTCGAAGCGCTCCTTGGTTGTTTCTTTAACACCAATCATCACGCGCTTTTCCGTTGTCTTTTCAAATGCCATTTTTAATTCCTGTCTTTGGGTTTGTGAATACACAATAGCACTACATAAAAATAAATACAAATAAATATATTATGTTGACAACCACCAATAACAAGCCAATAATGAATCATCAAAACAAACAGGACAAATGACAATGACACGCATCAATGTAGTACCAGCAAGCGAACTAAACCAAAAAGAACTTGGCGGCGAGTGGAAAGAATTACCGCGCACATTCACGCTTATTAAGGCTCGCGTTAACAATGGGCAATCACCATCTGACATCAAGCAGCCTTCTGAGTATGTGCTAGGCAGTGGCCACGTTATGTTCTTCTTTACTCGCGTTCAGTATCTTGTTAACCGATACACAGAATTGTGTGGTGAAATGCTTAAACGTGGTTATAAGCCAAACTTAGAAATGTTCAATGACATAATCGATGACGTAGAATCGTCCATCCCATTAGCATGGTGGGGTGATTACGTGCCAACAGACGCAGCCATAGATATGAACATTCAACGTATGATTGATAACGGGACAAGATAATGAAAAACGCAGATAGAACAGCAGCACCAAACCGAAGTCAATCTCCAGATAATCCATTTGGCGGCCTAACCAAGCGCGAGATGTTCGCAATGAACGCCATGCAAGCCTTAATACCAGTTTATTGGGAGCAAGAGACCTTGCATGATTACGGCGCAGCTAGCGATCTAGTTAAGTGCATGATGGAGACTGCCGTTGAACATGCCGACGCACTACTTGCGGAGCTAGACAAATGAAAAACCACCACATGTGCGAGCTCGTAGAAAAACGGGCTCTATGTAGACGGCAAGCAGATCGCATCGCTGAACTTGAGCGAATGCTTGTAAGGGCTTCAAATAAACTCGAATCCTACGATGGTACAGCGTTTTTTGTGGCTAAGATTAATATGGTTTTGGAGGGTGAGTGATGAAGAACAAACAGGTTAAGCAAATGATTCATGACGTAGAGATCATGAAGAGAAATGGCTGCTTGCCACTGCACCACCTGTTTACATTTAAGGATGGTGATTTTGGTTATTATGTGCTGCTTCGTTCAGGCTGGTTTTTCCGTGGTGTTTACTATGGAGTTGTTTCGCTAACCGCCGATCAATTGCGAGGCATTACCAATGCTAAATAAACTAATAGCAACAACCTGCACCACAACATTCGCATTAGTGTGCTTTGCTGTGTGGTGCGCTTTATTCGGCGTGGTGATGTTTGCACCCACTTTGGTGTTGATGGTTTGGGAGGTGTTTTAGATGGGTAAAGGCAAGCACGACAGAAACCCATCCAACAAGTCAAGACGCAGGCGTAAGGCGAGAATAAAAAGCTTTGTTGAGCACTTAACCAAGCACCCAAACTACTGGAATGAAAACAACATAATCCCTTTTAAAACCTGGCAGTTGATATTTATATTCTACGCTTTGATATTGGCTTGTTATGATGAAAAATAATAAAACAAAGCCCCAATCAAGGGGCTTTTCTTATGGTCTCGGTAAATCTAAATCACCTTCATACCAACTCAAGTGAGAGGCAACACGTTGCGCTGCGCCATCGAGCGATTCTAGTCTTAACAAATACGCCGTGTTTGGCTGTAAGATGTGCTCAGCTTCGATTTGTGATATCTGAGCATCACCACCAAAGAAACTGGTACTACCAAGCGAATGAACTGGCGAGAATATTAAATCACCATCAGCACTAATCGTTGCACCCACTATGATCTGCGACTCACCAGCAACAGGATTGATTGCATTTGCATTCTGATATGCAGCAGACGACCCACCCGTGTAGGTTGGAGCCTCAAAAATAGACGCTGTAACACCTGCGCCATCGTATGAGATTTTACGACCTTTCAGAGATACAGGTTTGCTACCAGTCAAGAAAACCGTATCACTTGTCCCACTTGCTCCGATATTAAATAAAGCCGATCCCTCAAACTGAACGCCAAGCTTAACGTTAGCCTCAACATAACCTTGAACGGTCATCGCTCGAATACCTTCATACAAACCACTAGGCGCGGGCTCACCACTAGAGCCAGCGGCAGGCGCAGACGTCATGGAAAGTAATTGCTCTCCAGACTGAGAAACCGCCCACAACTTACCTTCTGTGTTGTACTGTTCGTGCTCACCCGTCTTTAAGTAAATCGTTGCGGGATTCTCTTGAAACCGCTTTGAGCTCTCAGCATCTAAGGTGGGCTTTACGGCTGCGTCAACAATGATGATTGAGCTTGCTGAACCAACAGACCCTTGATGCAGCACTGAGCCACTAACACCAGCATCTGCTAGCTCAATAAAATCGTCATCAGGCACAGTGAATTGAATTGCGTCTGCCATCTTTCCTTCTCCTACTTTTACTAAACAAAATCAACCAACACGCCAACCCATTTGTCAGCGGGAAAGATTGACAAAATTAACTCTTCAAATTCGTCCTGTCTTGCTAGTGGCACCGTTGCCGTGTTTGGCATAGTTTCACCTGCAACGTAAACAAACCCGCGCCACTTAACTGGATCGGCAGGGATTGGATAAAACTCTGGATCATCAATCTCAACTAGATTACCCATGCGTGCATTTTCACCGCCCATGCGTGCATTTTCACCGCCCATGGTAAGCGGTTGGAATCTGACAGCCGACACGCGATTGACTAGCGGGTAGTATGGAGATACTAACAAGTCATTCGGGTTCCATGGTACAGGGTATTCAACCGTTTGCGCTCCCATAAAGGCATTTTCGCCACCCATGAAAGCATCATCACTACCCATAGTGAGATCGAGTATTTGCTCATCTGGCATCCACCAATCATGGACGTAAACATCAAAGCCATAGCCGCGTAGTATTGACTGCAAGTATGCAGGACTTTGACCGCCTGTCATCTTCCAGGTTGCCTCAAGTCTATCTCTGCGCTCCTGCTCTGTCAGCTCAGATGATGGCAAATAAAACTGGTCTTCCCATCTCAACAAGTTATCTGTTACTTGCGGGTCTAACTGTTTGTATGTGGTATCAAACAGGTCACGGTAATATTGTGGATATGTTAGGCCCTGATAAAACAAGCGCAGTGTCTTAGTGATAATCAGACTGAACATGCGGCTTTGTGGTAGTGCCGCTTTCCATAGGTTTAGGCTCATCCATCAAGCTCCCAAGATACAACGCAAGAAGAAAACCTACTAACGCACCGTTCAATTGATATAACCGATCCACCTTTAACCTCAACCTCTTTCAGTCTCGCCTCTAGGTCTCTTTCACTGCATTTGAATTTCATTATGTATTGCATATCATCACCCTACACAAACGAGATAGAAACAAGCTTTGCTTTCTCGCCTGTACCTAGTTGATAGCTTGGATCGACACCTGCACCAGTTTGGTATAGGTAAACACTTGCGCCAATGAATGTGCCGTTATTCGCTCTCACAATATCGTTGATCACACCTTCGACCGCAATCTTAGATATTAAGTCGGTACGTGGTGGTACTGATAAGCCAGTGATGAATGGTTCAGCGTCTAAAAAGTAATCCGTTAAACCTTCCTCAATATCCGCTTGTATCTGCGCTTGGTTGCTCACAGATAAGCCAGACACGGCAACAGTGAATCCGGTGCGAGTAACTGGGAAGACATTCACAAACACACCTACAGGTCTGCGTGATGCCTTGCCGTTTTGATCAAACTCAATCGAGTCTTTCACTTCCTGTATTTGTGTCGGTGTTGGTATCCCGTCTGGATCGCCACTGCTTGCGACTGTAGCCTCTGCGTAAACGTCCACTTCCATTGGTGCGCCAGTGTACGGATACACGTTAGAAATACCGTCTACTTCCTCACCCCAAATTTGATAGTCAATGTATGCACCACCTTGCTTGCGTCGTCTAAATGCTTTCTGTACGCGCTTGCGATATGACGCCGTTGTTTCTGGGTCTGCACCTGTCACAAGTTGCCCTGTCACAGTTGCTATCTTACCGACTTCCGCTAATGGGTTAACAAACGACACCTCAGCACCATCGGCCAAGTTACCGTTTGCACCGATACCGTTATTAAAAGTTGGATCGTCAGCGGCTTTGACTGTTATCTCAATCGGGTTAGTCGTCAAGATATAAGCTTGTGTGGTGATGTAAGTAAAACCATTCTGTGAAGACTGCAATTGTGTACCAGCATCAAGCGTTCCACCTAAATGCTCCACTGTTACGCTAATCGTGTGCTCTGCGCGTTGTCCTGCTTTTTGTGGTGCCACACCGATAAGATTGCCCCACTCTACAAGTGGTGTTAATTGCTTACCTTGTACATTTATTGGCTTATCAGAGCAAACGGCAACAAATTGCTGCTTGGTCATAAACACACCATAATGCTCAAGCATCACAAAAACACTTGCCGTTGCTTGGCTGTGCGCTCGCATAAATGACTTTTGCAACAGTGGTATTTTCTGGTTTAGCACGGATTCTAACTGCGCAATGATGCTGTTAGATATTTCTTTGATTGTTCTAGCCATTAGCTCCCCACTCAACAGGTAAAGTGATGTTATTTGAGCTAGAATCCTGCTCAATAGTTATGCTAATCATAACACGGTTTAGACCGCCAGAAGTAACAGACACATCGATGTTGTTAGCATTGCCATTACTGACAAGCCACTTTAGATCTGCTTCGACCGCCTGCACCAGTAGCTGATAGTTTTTTGAGGACTGAGGCTTATTGTTGATCACTTGCTCAGTTTGCGAGGATAGCTTTTCCTCTGGCGTATCGACAGCCTCATTGCCAAACCAATCATCAGGCGAGAATAGCGACATGTAAACCGCTGTTTCTAGCCCCTCAGTCATTTGGACAAGGCCGTTTTGAATGTTGATATTGCCATCGTTTAGCGTTTGGAAAAGTAAAACGTCACCGTCTTGGTTTGCCATGTTAGCGCCTTGTTGTTGTGTAATGGGTTAAGTATACACTAAAGGCTATTGGGTATGAAAAAGCCCCTGCGGTGAGGGGCTTTGTGTTTAAATATTTACTGATAACTCACAGCATGGACAAGTTACTATTTCGAACTCAATATATTGACCTTCAACAATATCGTTTGTGGTGCATATGTCTTCATCATGGTATTCAAACTCTTTATTGCACCAGTAGCATGTTATATCTGTCATAACCCACCCATATACAATTCATCAACACTACACCCTAATGCTTTCGCCTCTTCCATCACTTCAATACGCTTTCGTAGTTGCATTGTCTTAATCATCTTTTGCGATGGCTTCACGTCCGTTTTTGCTTTCGGTACGGATTGAAAGCGCTTCATTGTTTCTTGTTGGAGTATGTCTTGTCGGTTCATTAGTTTGACTCCTTGCGGTAGTTTGTTTTATCTACGATGGCTAGAAAATGCTTAAGGTCGCTATTCCCACCCCCAGAAAACCCTTTAAATGACTCTAGAATTATTGACGACTTGCTCGCAGACCAGAATGCCAAATACAAATCATAAGCCGCTTCCAATCGTTCGCGATCTTCTCTGTCTTTCTTTGATTCTATTGGAGTGAAAACACAATCGCCATCTCGTTGATAAAAAACCATCAAATCCAGGTTGTTTTTAAATCCACGAATGGTTGACTTTTCAGGATACCCATCAGCTAAACCTAAGAACATCACCTTGTTTTCATCTATATGATATATCTCAACCTTGCAATCGTAATCCTTATTAATTCCGCTAAAATTACACTCAACACCAACAGGCGGCAAACCTTCGCCATTCCATTCATTACCACTAAACTTATCTATCTCGTCAATACTTAATTGTATTACTGGGTTTGATTTTAGTTTACTCATCTCTTCTTGGTGCTCGGTTTTCACTCCTCCATGTTCGCCTTTTATGGAGTTTTTAACATTGCGCATCGCAGCAGATAGGCCACTAGCCAAGCTATTATCCTGAGTAATCTTAGATATAATACTATCAAGCACCTCTTTCTCTTCTGGAGTTTGTGTTGCTAGGTTGTCGATGTTCATTTGGTTTTCTGCCCTTTCGTAACTTTCATCCGACACGTACGATAGGGAGCCATAACCGCCTACTGAGTATCCAACAAGTTGCGCCAGTTGCTCTTGGTATTTATAGGCAATGTCATTCTCAGCGCAGTAGTGAGCTATATCATTCATACTGCTTACTTCTGTACACAACCAGTCAACGATTGGGTTTGACTCGAATCTGCCGTTCATTATTGGTTGCATTGGGTATTTATCTTTCATCTTTCATCGTCCTGTTTATTAACCTACAAACACAATAACCGACCCAATGAGTAAAATCAAGTCAGTTATTGAGTTTATTTTATTTATGGTTGTGAGCCACTATTACCAGTAATTGGTCTGCCTTCTGCATCTTCATAAGCGCCCGCAGCATGTACGTGTCCATTCTGCTCCTTACCTGCAACAGTTAATGAAGTTGTACCATTCACCGTAGGAGCGCCCACACTAACTGGTGACGTTGCCGAGCCATCAGGATTGATGATAAATCCGTTTAGGTTAAACGCTTGCCCCGTCTGAGTCATCGCCCCGCTAGCTTCAACCGATTTAGTGTAAGCCCCATTAGTTTCGGACCATGAGCCGTCAGCATTTACGCTTTTTGAATATGCTCCGTTAGTCTCCACCCATGAACCGTCCGGATTAATCGTCTTGCTGTAGCTGTCATTGGCGATGATGATTGTGCCGTCTTTCTTTAAATAGACGTGGTTAACTGGATTACCATCAGCATCACGGGCGTATGTGCGCTTCTCACCTGGTTCTGCAATCTTGTTATCATAGTCAAACGCACCAAAGTAAACGTCATTACCATTCTCACTGGTGCGGTCACTCCATCCATCATCTTGTGGTAGTGGCTTTGAATCGTCACCTAGTGGTTGTAGGTGTTCCATTTCGTTTATGTCACTAGCATCAATCACGGCCTTTATTCGGTCGCCTATTGCGCTAAGTGCTCTTGTTATTCTTCCCACGGTAAAACCTCCACATCTTCACCATTGTAAGCTTCTGGTAACGTCAACTCTAAAGCACACGTTCTAGCATTTGGAGTTAGTGACATTGTAACGCCTCGCACAAACATCTTAGTGTCACGATAAACCATAGCGGTTGGTGCTTGAATATTCACAAACGTATTGACCGCATACAAATCACCCTGTGGATCGCGTAGTGTTGCCAGTTCGCACGAATAGCGAATTGAATTAGCCAAACCTCTAGCCCTACGGCTCACTGCAACAGTTTTTTCGTCACCGTTAAACGAATCGGTCGCCATGTAGTTATCAACGCGCAGTGAGTTCGTAAGCTTACGATTCTTGGCCGTGTAGCTTGTCGGGTTCTGGCGAATGATAACTGGCAATATGGCCGTGTAATCGCTGTAATAACTTTGCTCACTAAATTGCGGGATAACCGATAGCAATGGCGGTTGATTGTCTTTAAGGAATGCCACGCTTTCAGACTCGCTCGCCTTGGTTAAAAGCAAGTTACCCTCTAGGTTATTGGTGATCACAATGTCGCGCTGCTTAGCTAGTTCGGTGAGGTATGGGGCAACTCGCTTGTCAGGCTTAATGGTGGCCACGTTAAACGATGCGCCAACATCAGCGTTAACCACAACATCAAACGGGAATACCTCCGTGATAGTCTTGGCAATGCGATCTAATTTAAAACCTCTAACCTCAACAGGATAAGCCGAGATAGGGACGCAAGTATCATTGATCACAGCACAACGAGAATAGGCCGATAGTGTTACGGTTCTTGCGCTAGGTGTAACGGACGGATTAACGCCCATTTGAGTACCACTAAATACTAACTCTTCACCAACAAACACTTCTATTGATTGATAGCTAAACGGTTTGAATAGCTCTCTAAACTGCGTATTTTCGGGCTCGAATGGCGCGATAATGTCACACGTATCGAAGCTGTCAAAGCGTTGGCTAATCACCACCTCTAGAAAGTTTTTAAACTCAATCGAGCCAATCAACACGGTAACTTCGTCAAGTGTCGGGTTAATCTTCGTCTTGCTTGGCGTTTTAGGAATAAATAGCTGCGTACCCGCGTCAAGCTCTGCACCCGCTGACGGGTTAGCCTTGCGCAGTTTGGCGGTGCTGTCTTCTGTGCCGTACTCCTTGCGGCTTACGTCTTCAAAGGTTTCACCTTGTTTGGTGGTGTAGGTTGTCATTGTTTCTATACCATGGTGGTGTTTTGGATAGTATAACACGCACAAAAAAGCCCACTAGGTTGTGGGCTAAATTTGGCAGGGAATAATCAAACGTTAGCTTAATCTCCCTATTATTTGGAGCAACATATCGGATTCGAACCGATGACCTAAAGTTTGGAAAACTTTCACTCTACCTGCTGAGTTAATGTTGCGGTTAAATCACAATCCGGTGAGCACTCCCATTGAGTATCCATCAAGGATTACACGATAACAGTTTGCAATCTACTACCGATCCACACTTGAAGATGTTAGGAATAAATTCAAGGTTAAGTACAGCGCTATACGTCAATTTGAATTTAAAATTTACACCAACTCACCGAGTTGTGATTTATTGCCCTATCTCTAGGGCGAAAGGTGCGAGGTCTACATTACATAGACAGATTCATGATAATCACCACTTGGGTTAAATTAAAAGAAACTACCTCTTGCTTAGGTCTTAATTAAACACCACCGCGAAAAATAAATCTAGTGAATAAAATCGATTAATATTTAGTTATCAATCGATTTTTACGATTAATTCACCAAATAACGCATCAAGCGCCCTTTAGGAATCGTCCAAATGTCCGAGTTATCCAACCCATTCAGCAAAATAACTCTTTCCACCGTATCGCTATCACTGGTGCCAAAATACTGATAGGCAAAATCTAGCACTAGCATATCGCGCTCAAGTACCACATTTCTGTAACGCTGTAATGATGATGCAGATTCAATCACACTACCGACCGTTTTGGTTACATGGTCGAGCAACGCCTCATAGCCTGCGCCCTCATCTTCAATTGATACTGAAGCATAGTTGCGCTCTTTCCATTCCACGTATTCAAAGAATGAATCCTGCACCGATATGGCTGCGGTTAGTGCTTCGTCACGCGTTTCAAATTCCGTTGCAAGAATGCTATCGGCAATCGCTGACACGTTGCTTGATGCAAACAGATCTTGTGTTTGTACTGAGTTTTGACCCACGTTGTTATATGTCGGCGTGGTGGTTGTGTTATCGGGTCCAATAATGTCATCAAGCAAATCACCATAAGCATCAAACTTAGCGCTGATTAATGCGGCTGTGTTGGTGGCTGATTTAACTAACTGCGTACATTGAAAAGCCAGTGTAAGCGGTGTGCCAATAAGAGTATCGATGCCGTTCGTGATTGAGTTGGACACATCATTTAGAAACTCTTCAGCATCTGCGACACCTTCCACTAGCGGCTTTAGCCCCTCCTCTACACTGCCAACAAAATCATTGATCTCATTAATTAGCGATTGCTCTTCCGCGACAGACTCCAGGCTAATCCCGTCGGCAAACTCTTCACTTTTAACATTATCAAAGTTGGTGCTTGCCGCTTGCGCTGACTCGTTGCGGTTTGTCTGTGCGCTTGGGTATAGGTCGGTGATTGTCTCAATGAAAGTGATAGCAAATGCGCTCTGGTTGGCGCCAGTTTTCAATCTATCAACTTGCTCAATATCATCGGTCGCATTAACCGTTAACAGTCCGTAGATTGGGTGTTGTAGCTTTCCTGCACCTTGCTCTGATAATGCTTCGAAAAACTCATTCGCTTGCGTGTCGTGGTCTTCCCCTGAGAAATAAACGCTCATTGGGTAAGTCTTCGCGCCAGCAAAGTTATCTTGCACGTACACATCATTACTTGAAACAAATTCAAATACAGTCGTTTTCTTTTTAAGCTTGCGTCTTACGTCTTCATATTGAAGCGTAAATTCTGCGCCACTTGGTGAGGTGTAGACGCAGCTTTGTAGGCGGTCTTGCCATGCCATAATTTAGTCCACCGTAATATTTAAGTACATAGTGCCGCAGTGAAATTCAATTTCTTCCTGCCTTGTATACCCTAAAGCTTTTGGAGGCATATCTATCGACGCGACGACATACCAAACATCATAACCAGCGCGCCTTATCAGGTTTGTTGCTTTGTTTATTAAATACCTAGCAGTTTTATCGTCTATGTTTTTTTGGTAGCAAATGTCGATAATATGACTTTCTAGCGCCTTAAATTTTTCGCATGCCATTGGTTAGCCCTCTATGGAAGGTGGAATATTGGTTATTGTAGCATGAAAGGAAAACCCCTCTGGTGAGGGGTTATAGCTGCGACTCGTGAATAAATAGCTTTTCAACGCCTTTCTTTGTTGTGTTGGTATTTAATCCAGATTGAATCTCTTTTCCCCATACGCAAACAAAATCTTCTGGCGCGTTGTATTCGCTGATAAAAACCTTATGACCCTCGGTTACTTTTTCTCTGCACCACTGCCAGAAAATTTCATGGTCAAAGTCATCTTTATACTTGGTTGTTCCTGCGTATGGTGGATCGCAGTAGATTATGCTTTGTGGTGGAACGTGCAACTCTGAGTATCCACAAGAAAGAAGCTCAACTTCTTGGAGTAGTGGAGATTGCTTTATTGCATTATTTCTCGCAGCTCTCTGAAAGTCTTCGTGCGGATACCC